GCAACTGAAGTTCAACACCGTTCTGCCAACTGATGGCATGCCTGCAATGGCGGCTAGTGCCAAGTCAATTATCTTTGGTAATTGGACGTATGCACGCTTCATTGAGCATAGCGGTGGCTTGAAGATTTCACGCAACCCGTATGTGTACGAGGCGACAGGTGAAACCGCTTTCTTCGTGACCGCCCGTTGGGGTTCGGACTTGATTCTCCCCGAGGCAATGGTCATTGGGCGCAACGCCGCTTCATAGGAGTAACGTGTAATGCAGGTAAGACTAAACGTGTCGATTGCCTACTACGTTGATGGTAGCCTGCGTACCGCTGGCATCGGGCAGGTCGTAACAGACCTGCCCGTGTCGGACGCTATGCGACTGATTCAAGATGGTAGTGCGACAGAGGAAACACCGCCTGAAGCACCATCAACGGAAGCCGAACCGCAACCAAAACGGCGAACCCGACGAGGTGAATAATGGCATACGTAGAAGTTTCTGACATTAAGGCGTTCTTGGAAATTGAATCCAATGCAGATGATACGATTATCGAAAATCTCATTGAGGCAAGTAAGAAAGTCATTGATGAGCATTGTGGTCGTACATTTGAGAGTTGGGGCGACATCAATGAACATGGACATCGGCATACTATTTATAGATACACCCCATTACCGCAAAAGTATGGTGGTGACATCTTGGCAGATGGGTTGACGTTGATGCTGGGCGATGATTGTTGCGAAGTACATGAAGTAATCAACGGGGATAACGTTGTAATTCCGTCAACGGAGTACATCACACTCCCTGCCAACGTTTCACCAAAGTATGCAATCAAGTTGCGCCAATCTTCTACGTACCGTTGGACATATAGCATTCACCCCGAACAATCAGTACGTGTTGAGGGGGTATTTGCATTTAGTATGCACGCACCCGAAGACATTATTCAAGCATCACGGTTGCTGGTAAAGTATTTCTACACTACCCGTGCAGATTCTAGTGACTCTGACCGCACGATTGTTTCTGGTGGTGTAACAATGACCCCATCACAGATTCCAAAGAGCGTCTTGTCAATATTGAAACCGTATGTGAGGTTGAGTTAATGGGAAGTAATCTTGCAACAATCGTGAATGCGATTTCAGCATTGCCAATACAGTACGATGGGAAAACCATTGATATTCGTATTGGTTCGACATTGCCTGAAACACCAAGCATTGCGGACTTACCAATGCGTATGATTAGTGCAATGCAATCAAGCGGTGGGCAAGTCAAACGGTTGACGCTTGGTTCAAACCCTGTTATCAACTTCCGTTGGCAAATCACCGACATTCTTCTTGGGCAGCAGGTTGGATTAAATCGTGGTATTAAATCGCAATCTGGTGCGTTATTCACTTACGCTTCCACGTATGCACAACAGATTCGTAGTCTAGTAACTAACACTTGGCAAATCGAAGATGTTGCAATCAGTGTTGACGTATTGGAACTTCCAAGTGAATCTGGGAATTACTACTACGGGGTTCGGTGTGATTTGACGGTCAAAGAAATAGTACAAGGAGCATAATCACATGGCACAAACGACAGGTGCAATGACGGGAGCGGTTGCAACGCTTGAAATCAACGTCAACAATTCAACTTGGGTGAGCATCGCTGGTTCTACCCAATCAGTAGACAGTGTTGACTTTGCGGTTGTCCGTGGAAACCGTGGCACGTTGGATGGTGCAACCAATATCATTCTGACAGGACGGCAAGAAGAAACCACCGTAACGGTCAATGCGTTGTACACCGAAGTTGCTGATGAAGCGTTGCTGAAAGCAATCGGTTCTATCAAAAACAACTACCCGTGTAATGTACGATGGTCACCTGCTGGTGCTGGTGGTGCAACATACACTACCCAAAACGGTTTGGTATCAAACGTGCAACTTCCCAATGCTGATTCTTCGGCTGGTGAACCATTGATGTTTAGCCTTACCATCTTGTGTGGTGGTATTGCCACTAGCATTTCATAAGGAGTAGACTACTATGGCACAAACGACAGGGGCAATTACGGGAGCAACGGGGAAAATCGAAATGTCGGTTGACAACGGAAGTACGTACATTGACATTTCTGGTTCGGCATCGTCTATTGATGGTATTGACTTTTCCCGTGTAACAGGTTCGCAGACTACGTTTGCAGGTGAGTATCGCATTATTACCGCTGGAAAGCAACTTCCAACGACCATCACCATCAATGCGTTGTATACCGAAGTCAACCAAGAATCAGCAAAACTTGCGGTGTCTGGGTTGAAGAACAAGCAACCAATTAAGTTGCGATGGCAGTATGCTGACGTTGGCGCAACCACGTATTACCGATGGTTCAACATTGGAACGGGGCGTGTCGGTGTGGTAACACTGCCTGAATCAAACGCTGAAAACGGCGAGCCAATCATGGTTTCGTTTACCGTTGAAGTTGGCGGTGTTGACTACGAACTAATTGAGCCTGAAGAGTAATGATTTCTCTAGTGTTGTATAATGGTAGTGAGTGGATAAATGTCATTCACTACCATTGTACCGATAGGAGCAAACGCTGTGAGTACTGCTAAAAAGACTACGAAGCCACAAATCGAAATCGAAATCGACATCGACAAACTGATGGTTGAAGACTTGGAAATTATCGACAAGGCGACCCGACGTGAAGCGTCGTTGAGTGACGAAATCGAAGTATTTGACCGTGTGGTTGTTGGCGGTGTACGTGGCAAATATAAGGCATCGCAGATTCGCATGATTCGTGATGCGGTATTGGATGCGTTAGTAAGTGATGTTAACGACCCAAACTGATTAAGCGGTTGTATGCGTACTTCTACACAAGTGGCAAGCAACCGCCTGAATATCGAACGTACTTTTGGTGCATGAAACTGCAATGCACACCGCAAGAACTACCACCTGCCAAAACTATCCTGTTATGGGAGAAGATTATGAGCATTGAATCAAAGGTGGCAAAAGCCCGTGCTGATTCTGCCCGAAGTAAAGCAAAAGGTGGTAGATAGATGGCGCAAGATGTTGTAATTAGGTTTGTAAGCCAAGACAATGTCACGCAAACTGCAAACAAAGTCGCAGGGAGCATTGAAAAAGTTGATAGTGCTGGCAAAAGTGCTGGCAAAAGTTTTTCGAACCTCACATCGTCGTTTACTGCGATTAGTGGTGGGGTAACTGCGGTTCTTGCATTGGGGGCTGCTGTTGGTGCGGTTGCAGTAAAAGCCACCAACGTCTATGACAAGTTTGAAAATGTTCGCAAGTCATTGGGGTTGATGACAGGTTCAAAGCAAATTGGCGACGAACTTTTTCAGACCATGAAGAACCTTGCCGAACGTACTCCATTTTCTTTTGACGATATTGCGCAGGGAACGCAAAAACTGTTGGCAATGGGTTTTGCCGCCGAACAGATTCCTGAATTGATGACCACCATTGGTGACACTGCCGCCGCAACAGGTAGTGGTGCTGATGGTGTAAATCGCATTACCCTTGCACTTGGGCAAATGCAGGCAAAGGGTAAGATTACCACCGAAGAGATGATGCAGTTGCAGGAACTTGGTATTCCTGCATTTCAGTTGTTGGCGGACGCAACGGGATATACCACCCAAGAATTGATGGATATGGTATCAAAGGGTATTGTTCCTGCTGGCGAAAACATGAACATTCTTGTTGACGCAATGCAGGGAGAGTACGGTGGTATGATGGCAGAGCAAATGGGCACTGCTACACAAGCGCAATCAAACTTCTACGATGCTGTTGATAATTCTCTGGCTAGACTTGGTGAGTTGTTGAGCCCTGCTACGATTAGTGGTTGGGGTACAATGACTACTGCCATTAACGGGGCAACTGACGCAACCATAGGGTTTGCTGATTGGCTGAAAAAGGCTTACGACAATTACAACTACAATGTCGAAGTCAACAAGGAAATAGCAAAGAACCAAGGTTGGTTTACGGGGATGACCGTTGAGCAAGCAAGGGCAAATGTTGACGCAAGAAGGGCGCAAGAACAAGTAAATCAAGCAGTGCAAAGTGGTGCTGGTTCAACATACGCCGCCGCTTATGCTACGAACATGTACGCATCGTCAACAGGGAAGTCAACAAAAGAGTTGGTGGTGAATACCACTGCTGCCAAGGGTAGTACTTCTGCCAACAACAACTTGGCAAACAGCGAGCGACAGTTGAAGACCGCTGTTGATTCGTTGCGTATGTCATACCTGAATATTGCAAGTGCGCAACGTGATGTAAAACGAACACGGGAAGCGTTGGAGGATGCGGCTAATCCTGAAACGCTTGAACAATATGCGATTGCGGCTGACAGGGCGTTCTACAACAATGAATTGCTCAAAAACGAAATCACCCGTATGAAGACACGTCAAACCCAAGTCCGAAAGGAATTGGAACGTGGTTCGTTGACCCAAGAAGAACGCAATGCGTTGATGGTTGAAGATGCGCAAATCACCGAAGATTTGATTGGTAAAAATCTTGACATGCGTGAATCTGTCATTAACTTGCACAAGGCGCAAAAGGACTTGGATAGAGCCCGTGACCCTGCACGCATTGAGGAGTACGCAGATGCGCACACGGTGGCAAATATTCGGTTACATGAATTGCAAGCCACGCAATCTGACACTATTACTACCGTTGAAAACCTAAATGGCACGTTGGGCGCAAACGTTAATGTGATGGGCGTATTGGGGAATGCTGCTTCGTTGACCGCTACACCGCTTGACGGAATACGGGTTGAAGGTGCTGACATTACAAAAACCTATGGTGGCACTGGCGGTACAAATGCAACATTGCAATCAACCGCAACATACGTGCAACAAATTGCCGTCAATGCACCAAACGCATCTGCTGGAATTGGAAAACTAAATGAAGCGTTTGGGCAACTGAATGTCGGAAACTTAACAGGTAGTTCGTCTTCATTGACAGCGATTGGTGCGGCGTTTGGTGCAATATCGACAGGTGTGTACAATCTGTCACGCAGTGATATGAGTACCACGCTAAATGAATTGTACAATCGAACAAAGCCATTGACTGAATCTATATATGTACTTGGAATCACTTCAATGGCATCGGCGTTTAGCCTACTTGCATCGTCAATTAAATTATTGGCAGGAATTGATTACAACAAGATTATAGAAGGATTGGCTGGTATTAACCCGTCAATGGTAAGTGATTCCTCAAAACTTGCACGATTAGTTTCTAATCCATCAGCAGTTTCAGCAGCATTGTACATTGGTGCTGAATCAAGGGATGCTAGCCCTACTAAACTTGGTGAGTTTATGAGTGCTGGGTTTGGTTTGAGCCAAAAATGGTCAAACGAAGTATATGACATGTGGGATTTCTTGGATAAGAACAATCGCTCACAAGGCATGGGTATTGGAACGCAAACAGGAATGAGTGCTGATACTGCATTGGCTAATCGTGGTGCTGGTCAAAGTATTGTAATCAACTTGAACTATGGCAATGCACCTGATAGCACCAATCCACTTCGTGATGTAGAGAATTACATTCAAGCGCAAGGAGGGTTGTTGCGTATATGACCTACACTGCCACAACGTTCGGTATTACATATACTGTAAGAAACAAGACGTATACCCTAGACGGGTATGATGCAACCACGGGATTAACTATCAACATGGTTAATATGAGTGGTTGGGGATTACCTGCTATTACACCCATTGTCAACCGTGGTGCGCAACAAGATGGTGATACCCAAGTAGGGTATCGGCTAGACGCACGGACATTTACGCTGTCATTGTTTGTGGATAATGACAATTACTTTGATTACCTACGTTGCCGTGAAACGTTGGCATCAATGTTTGCCCCAAGCATGAGCAAGGGAACGATTGCACTAACGTACACCGCAACAAATGGTGGTATCACGCAAACAATTAGACGGTCTATTGACGGCTACATTGTTGGTGGTTTATCATTTGATGATGATGTAAGCAATGGGTGGTTCGTACTTGCCAACGTGCAATTTCGTGCTGACGACCCAACGTTTTATGACCCTACGCCAAATAGTGTAACCGCAACAGCGACTATTACAGGTGATGCTACACCAATTCCCAAGACATACCCTGTTCCGTATGGTTCGGATGTGATTAACCAACAAACAGTGGTGAATTACAGTGGTTCTTACAGTACATATCCAATCATAACTATCAACACTGGATTGCATGGATTTACTTCAATGACAATCACAAACTTGACAACTGGAAAGAGTCTTTCCTTTGCAAACTTGGATGCAAACAATATTTATACGGTTGATTTGCGCTACGGTTTCAAAACGATTGTAGACCAAAATGGAAACAATGCGTTTGAAAAGGTGGTTGCTGGTAGTAATCTTGCGTCATTCAATATTGCAGATTCACGAACCGTCAATGATGGAATTAACGTGATTTATGTTGATGCGATTTTAGGTAATCCATCAATTCCAACAGTTGGTAGCGGAGAGTCTGTTGTAATTTCCTACTTTAATCGTTATTCTGGTATTTAAGGAGTACATTTATGGCAGAGCAATCGCTTGGATGGTCAACAAATGGAGTTGGCGATGGTGTTAATGGTGGATATAACACCGCACGCATGACCGCAATGGAAAATAAAACATTTAGCGACGGTGTGTTCTTGGGTGGTGGCAATTTTGTTGCAACCAACAATACTACTACGTTTACAATCGCTGATGGTTCGGCATTGGTTA